CATGGGAATAGTTGAATAAAAAAATGAACTCTATTCATTAAAGACAGAGTTGAAACCTCAAACAAAAAATAAGCCTGCCATCATCCGCAGATTTCTCCACAGACAACAATAGGCTTCCTACTATCTCATCAACTCATTCACGATTGTCAACGTGTTGCGATGAATTTCACCATACTTAAGATATGCATTTATAAAAATATAAGGCATCCAAGAATATCCCAGATGCCCTATCGAAAATGTGTTTTTTATTTATATAGTCACTTCTATTCCACCTCGAAAAATCACCCTGCAGCTCTTGTCCTTTTCAGCTACAATCTCATCCAGAAGGCCACCCCAAAGCTCCTCTCTGAACTCCACCTGCTCCCCATCAAGGTCCTGCAGATTCATGATGAAGTTTGTCAAAATACCACGCTTGTCCTTCCGCTCCTGAATCATATCATTCAGTTCGCCTAACTTCTCTTTTTTCTTTTCGTAAAGATTCCTCAAAGTATCTTCCTTTTTTTGATACTCTTCCTGATCCTGCACAATCCTTGTATTTTCCCGGATGACACTATTGATTTTTTCTGTCAAAAGCTCTATTTCCGCTTCCAGCCTTTCCTGCTGCACTTCTAATTCATCCGTCTGGCAGGTATCCTCGATCAGCTCCTTCAGATTGTCAATGCACTCTTCTTTTTCTTCTATCAGCAGATTCAGTGCCTTCATAAAAATTTCTTTTAGTTCTGACTCTGAAAAGTGTGGAGATTCGCAAGGTTCCTTCCCCTTCTGGTATTTCTTATTGCAACGATAAATGACTCTCCGATATTTGTCTTGGGAATGCCACACCTTTGCACCATACCAGTTTCCACAGCATCCGCATCTGACCTTATTTGCAAAAATATCCGCTCCACTGTATCGTCCCATCTTACTTCTTCTAACAATTTCAGCCTGCACATAATCAAATACTGGCGGCGGGATGATCGGTTTGTGATGCCCTTCTACATAATACTGTGGAATCTCACCTTCGTTCTTCTTCCGCTTCTTCTGAAGAAAATCTGTCGTGTACTGCTTTTGAAGAAGTGCATCACCTTTATACTTCTTATTTGTAATAATGGATTTTACAGTGCTGGCATACCATTTTCTCCTTCCAGCGGGGCTTGGGATTCCTCTTCGTTCCATTTCCTGAGCAACCCCATAAAATGTTTTTCCGCTGATAAACAACCGGAAGATCAGCCGGATGATTTTCGCCTCTTCTTCATTGATTTCAAAATCCTTATCATACCCGAGGAATCTACTGTAAGCCACCGCTCCTTTTCCATCAGCAAACTGTTTTCTCTTGCCCCAAGTGGTATTCTCAGAAATGCTCCGGCTTTCTTCCTGTGCAAAGGAACTCATGATGGTCAAAAGCATCTCACCCTTGGCATCCAGTGTCCAGATGTTCTCTTTTTCAAAATATACCTCTACACCTTTTTCCTTCAATTTTCGGATGGTGGAAAGGGAATCTACCGTATTTCGTGCAAATCGACTGACTGACTTTGTGATAATCAAATCGATCTTCCCTGCAAGGGCATCCTCTATCATCTGCTTAAAGCCATCTCTCTTTTTGGTATTGGTTGCACTGATTCCCTCATCAGAATACATTCCAACAAATTCCCAATCTTCCCGGTTCTCTATGTAGGCTTTATAATAGGCCATCTGAGCTTCATAACTGGTAGCCTGTTCATCCCGATCCGTGGATACTCGTGCATATCCGGCTACCCTTCGTTTCCTTATCGCCACGACTGGTTCCAAATTGAATCTGTTTAAGGTAGCAGGGATTTTCGTTATTTTCTTTGCCATGTTGTCGCCTCCCCATTTTTGAATCTGAACTCGATGCTGTCACTTCCCACAACCAGTTTCTCTATATCCCGTACAACGGTTTGCTGATAGGGATTTTCTAAAACCATTTCGGCAGCCTTCAGAAGATCTTCTTCCGTTAAGGCCCGAACCTTATCTTCCTGGTAATGACGTTTCGAACAATACCATACTTTTTTCCCTTGGTAGCCCTTATCTCTTTGGCATTTTTCTCCGCAGCTGCACCACACCTTATTGGTAAATGCATTCTGTCCTCTCAGTCCGTTGAACTGCCGGATATAATGTTTAACTCCCCTAGAAGTCAAGAACTCAAGCCGATCACTATACACTGTGACCTGTTTCACTTCCTTCAAAAACTTTTCTTCATCAAGTTCTGAAGTTCCAAAAATCTGTGCACTGGCCTTTATCAGTTCCTCTTCCCATATTGGTCGGCAGTCACAAAACTTTGCACCTTTTCTTTCCCTGGTATTGCAAACCCATCTCTTTCTTGTAGCTGATGTTCTTCGGCTGACTCCCATTCCGCAATATCCGCATTTCATCCTGCCGGAGAACACCGTCAGTTTCGGATTTTTATTTGCCTGCCGCTCTGCTCTCTGTGCCCTGATCTGCTGTGCCTTTTTTAAATCCTCAACTGATACCAGTGGCTCGAACATCTCTTCTACATAGAACATCGGCAATTCTCCCTTGTTCTTCCTACGCACATGATTTTCTGTAAAAAAGTTTTTTTGAAGGATCATGGTCCCCGTATAGGAAATATTGGAAAGAATATCCTTTACCGAAGTCTGCTCGAATGGTCCGCCCTGTTGCCCGGTTACACCTCTTGCGGCAAGATCCTTTGCGATGCCATATGCTGACTCCCCTGCAAGGTATCTTCTGTAAATCTCCTGTACGCTCACACCCTGTTCCGGGATAATGCGGAACATCTCAACTCCGTCCCACCGATATCCGTATGGTGCTTTATGTCCATTCGGAATTCCCTGTTCAAATTTCTTTCGGATAGCCCATTTGATATTCTCGGAGATGCTCCGGCTCTCTTCCTGTGCAAAGGAAGCCAGCAACGTAAGAAGGAATTCTCCATCATACGATAATGTATTGATCTGTTCCCTCTCGAAATAAACTGCAACTCCGAGGTCTTTCAAACGCCGGATGGTTCGCAGGGTATCAACCGTATCTCTGGCAAATCGGCTGATACTCTTTACAAGCACCAGATCAATCTTTCCCTGCTCGCAGTCTGCAATCAGTCTGTGGAACTCCTCTCGGTTCCGGGTACTCGTTCCGCTGATACCAAGATCTGCATAAATACCAGAAAATTTCCATTCAGGATTTCTCTGTATCAAGTCGTTGTAGTAACTGATCTGTGCAGAAAAGGAACGCTGCTGTTCTTTCTCATCTGTAGAAACACGGGCATATGCCGCTACTCTCAGTTTTGGCTTCAGTTCAACCTTTTTGGGCTTAATTTTTATAATTTTCGGCATAAAGCCATCTCCTTTCGCAGTGACATATTCGCGTACTATCCGCACTATAGCAAGTCCATTTCGGCCCATAATGTGCCGATTATAGGCGCGTATTTCTGCCGCATTTTTGTGTCATATTTCTGATACTGTTCTTCGGTAATAAGCCCCTTTTCCAACATCCGACGTGCTGCACTCATGGTCATCTGATACACGACTTCTTTTCTTCCCTGTTCCCTTGTCATACCTCATCACCTCCGAATCTGGCTTTGATGTAGCATGCGTGGGAACAGTACTTCCGATTTGCATTTCCATACACGGAAAACTGTTTCTTACATACCGGGCAGACAAAGCTATAATTGGCTTTCCGTTTTACCTGATCCAGATGACTGTTCCACCATTTCATACGGCATTTATCGGAGCAGAACTTCTTCGGCTTCCTTCCCGGTATCAGCTCCATCACACTTTTGCAGCACGGACAATACTGCCTTTTCCCCTCAGATGATGCCAGATTGGTTGCCACTCCTCCAAGGCCATGCCTCCGGCAATATGTCTTGATGGTGTTTTCACTAATTTCAAGTATTTGTGCGATTCTGCCATAACCATAGCCTTCTTCTCTGAGTTCCCTGATCTGCTGTCTCTGTCTATCGTCCATGTCCTTTACCTCCATCAAATCTGAAGGGAACACTTCTGTATCTCTATCGTTATAGCTTTTCCCTTCACTATCCCATGGACACGAAATCGTTAAATGGGCGGTAAGAAATTTATAAAATGTGCATCCCCCTTCCTTTTCTCCTGTTTTCGAGCAAAAAAATAGGCTCTGCACTACGACGTACCGTAATACAAAGCCTATTTCTTTGATTCTTATTTAATTATCCTCAACCATCTCATCATCGACATACAGATGGAACTGCTCTGTGGCATTCACAATATCATATTCTGCATTCCATTCTTCCGGTTTGTATTCTACAGTCATGATGGGATCTTTTTCCCCTATATCTTCCTTTCTGGTATAAACATTCATATCCAGACTGGTAGGATATCCTTCATCCTCAGAAAACTTCATGGATTCAAATGAATTTTCTTTATACATCTGAAGCAAAAGCCTCGCAAATGCCTCTTTATCCTCAATCTTATCCTGATTTGCTACAACGGTAAGCATTTCATCCCGGTTCATTTTCATACTGCCTACAACATCCGGGACTGCTGCCTCTGCCTTACCACAAGCCGAGCATACCATGATTGTCCCAATAATGGTCATAACCACCGCCTGTTTCCTATTATACTTCTTCACACGTTTCCTCCTCCATACACAACATCTCACCAACAAGATACTGGATCAGTTCTTCTGGTGATGGTTTTTCACCCTCATAGGGTACCCTCTTCCAATTTTTTTGCACCTCTTCATCCGAATCCTTCATCCCCACATCAATCACTTTCTGGATTTCTGAATAGACCTCCAAAGCTGTGGTTCCATGTTTCTTAGCAACTTTCTCCATTAGTTCTTTAAATTCCATTTTTCTCCACCTGTAGATTTAATTCTTGTTCTATAGAACAATATAGCATAATCAAACAGGTATTGAAACAAAAATCGTTCGACATAGTTCTACAAGAATTTACGAAAGTACAAAAAAAGAAGGGCTTCTCAGCCCTCCATTACTTGCTATTCCTGCACATACGCTTCTATTGCACGTATGACTCTTTTTTGCTCTTTCGGCGGCAGTTTCATGATGCTTGCTGACAGATTGTTTACCACACCATTTACAGACTGTGCCACAACGTCCCTCAAAAGACTATCCGCTGAAACATCCAGTGCATTTGCGATTGCTACAAACGTATCCAGTTTTGGTACTTTCTGACCACGCTCGATCACACTGATATGTGTCGGACTCAAATCTACCAATGCAGCCAGCTCTTCCTGTGTGAGTCCTTTGGTCTCTCTGGTTTCCTTGATACGCAGACCAACATCTCTCAAGTCCATTGCAACACCTCCTTCAGAACTATTTATAGGTCTAAAGATATTATATCGGTTACCCATTTCGGTATACAGAATCTGCAAAACTATTTCTTGTTCTAAAGAACTATATTTGCTGTAAAAAAACAAAAAAAAGGCTCTGTACTACGATGTAAACCGTAATACAGAGCCATCTTTCTTAATATTTCGTTGCAAAATCCAAAGAGATCCACCCGTTCCGCTTTTCCGTATAAGACTTCAAGAGTCCCCATTTCGTTGCTCCAGGGCCGTCTGCCTCATCCACGATGGTAAAGACCCCAATCCCTGTGAATTTTCCCTTCGCATAATTCGTACCAGGACCCTTACGAATATAGAGGTCCTTAATCTTTACCTGCACAGTATACGGTGTAAACTGCTGTTTTGCTGCATACACCACCACTCCATTTCCATCAAATACAGAATAGCCCGGATGCTCATCCGCACATTTCTTCGCATTAGCCAGAATCTTATAGGCTCCAAGCTGGCTCTTTGCATCCGCCCAGGTCTTGCGGACACGGTAATATACCGTACTGGTCTCCTCTTTTGTATTCGAATCTGCGTTATACTTGGTCAGCTCCCACTTTTCAATGATTTCACACAACCGCTGCACATAGGTGCTGGAAGTTGCATATCCACCATCCTTGATGATCTGCGCTGCCTTCTTATAATTCGTACAGCCCTTCAGACCATGATACCGAAGCGTGGAGCCGTTCTTTGCTCCAAGCAAATATGCGGAATGATCCGCAATGGAGTCCTCGATTGATGGATACTTTCGGAAATCTGCTGTGATGGTGATCATCTTTCCGTTTTCTTCTTCCTGCGTTTTCTTGGTATAGATGCTCTTTCCATCCCAGGAAGAATTTCCCCAGGTATTGCCGGACAGGGATTTCTTCATACCAAAACAGTTGTTGGCTCCCTGTGCCAGCTCACTCTTTCCATAGCCGGATTCCAAAATGAACTGTGCAAGGGATACACAGGCCAGCTAATGTCATTAACTTAAGAAAATTTATAAAATAAAACAGAAAAAGGTCTTGACAAATGTCAGAAAAAATGTGGCGAAGCCTCCTTGAATGAATACATTTTAGGAGGAATTGCTAATGAACTTTTACGCTGATTATGTCCGCAACAAACTCAACGCTGCCATTTCCAGCATGTCCAGTCAGATAGAAGATTACGTCAAAAATCCCGGGCATGATTTTACCAGAAATCGGAAGATGAACTTTACCTCGACAATAAACTTTCTACTTACTATGGAAGGTGGTTCACTTAACTCAGAATTACATAAATATTTTAATTATGATCTGAATCAAATAACCCGTTCTGGTTTCATAAAGCAAAGGAACAAATTGAAACCAGATACCATGGAACATTTATTTCACAAATTTCATGAGCAGATATTATGTAACAAAAAATACCAAGGCTATCAGTTACTTGCCTGTGATGGTTCTGACTTGAATATATTTCGTGATCCACTAAATCCACACACGTATTTTGCTGGTAAAGAAGGAACTTTTGGTTTTAATCAACTGCATCTTAATGCCTTGTATGACCTCCAAAGCAGGCGATATGTCGATGCTCTGATTCAGGAGCCTTATGAAGAAAATGAATCCTCTGCCATGATTGAAATGGTTAAAAAACTGACTACAAATCAGAAGACTATCATTATGGCAGATCGTGGATACGAAACTTATAACATTTTTGCAAATGTTCAGGAACGTGGTCTCTTTTATCTGATCCGGATTAAAGATACCTCGAAAAAAGGCAGCATTTCCGGAAGCCTTTCCTTGCCGGTATCCTGTGAATTTGACGAAGAAATCGAACTGATTATGACCCGTAAACAAAAGTCTTATAAAACGAAAGGTTATAAATATCTCTCAAATTCATCGCCATTTGACTTTCTTGATTCTGAGAATTTGTTTTATACACTTCATCTCAGACTCACACAGTTTCAGCTGGAAAATGGAGTTTATGAATGTATAGCCAGCAACCTGGATAAAGAAGAATTCCCACCTGAAAAGATCAAGGAACTTTATCATATGCGATGGGGAATCGAAACTTCTTTCCGTGAGCTGAAATATACGATTGGCCTGACAAATCTTCACTCTAAAAATGTGGAATATATCTGTCAGGAAATTTACGCAAAACTGATCCAGTATAATTTTTGTGAAATTATTTCAGCAAATATCATACTGGAAGAAAGAAACCGTAAGTACACATACCAATTAAACTACACAATGGCAATTCAAATATGCAGGCATTATCTGCGTCAGACATTTGTAACGATAGATGTTGAAGGTCTGATCAAGAAAGAACTATCGCCCCAAAGACCGCACCGACAATATCAGCGTCGAGCAATAAAGAAACGATGGGTTAGTTTTGCATATCGTATGGGATAAAAATTATTCAAATGAATATAGATGGCAAAAAACAGACTTTTGGTTTGTTTATTTGTTATGCCTAAATCTTGTGATTTTTCAAAAAAGCTAATCTGAACACTTATTGCAATAATCAAAATTTTCTTAAGTTAATGACATTAGTAGTCTCATCGCCCCTTTGATCAACCAACTCTTCGACATCCGACCAATTATCTTTATTCTCGAATTTTTCAGTCGATGAATTTGAACCATCCATTGTCGGTTCTTCTGGGAATTGTACTACCTCTACAATTGCTTCAATTGTTTCAACCGGAGCATCACTCCATGGATATGCCGCATCATCACAGCCTGCCTGCTCAAGTAATTCTTTTGCATCAGAACCTAATAATTTCTGATATGCATCATACACAGATGCAAGCTTATTCGAAAATTCCACCTGTTCAGAGTTTCCTTTATCAGAAAGCCATGATACTGTTTCTTTTTTAATCTCATCTGTCGTCATACTGGTTCCAACTCCCCAGTTAAGCAAATGCGCTGCTGTCTTAATAGAATCCATTCCATTTCCGGCTGTTCCCGGCTGAATATCCGA